TGTTCAAAGCTTTGTAAGTATAAGCACGTTTAATCCCTGGTCCGTGTTCCATGAGCGCTGCATCATGAGGCAATGCCTTATGAATCCCAAACTGATTTGGTTCCCATAAATGAAACCTACATAGTCTTCCAAGTAAAGTTCTAATCTTCCCTGAGTTTTGGGCTCGTGTCATTACGTTATCCATTAACTGTTTAACAAAGGGCACTCTTCTATGATACTGTCTAAATAATTCATCAGACTTATCTTTAGAGACACCGAGTTCTGCTTGTAATTTATTTTTACCCATTCCGTAGAACAGACCAAGGTTTATAGTCTTGGCCTGTGATCTAGGGATCTCTGCCATATCAGCGACAATGTCATGAAAGTCCGCATCATCTTTTCGATAAGCGTCCAATACATCGCCCACTCCATAGAGATTCTGTAAAGCTGCATAATGCACTACCAACCTAGGCTCTTGCTGAGAATAGTCAAAACAACCCCATGTATGGCCCTCCTCGGGTATAAATAATGACCTAATAGCTGGTCCAAGTTCCTTGTTCCGTGCTGGTATTTGCTGTAAATTTGGGTTTGAGTATGAGAATCTACCGGTCACAGTTCCGCCATTATCTCCTCTTAGTTGGTTAATTTCAGCATGTATTCTTCCTTTATGATTATGTTTTAATATGGTATCAATAAACGTGGTATGAGCCTTGTTGATTTCACGGGCTTGGGCAATTCGTTTCACCAGCGGGTGGGGGTGATTCTGTAAAAAGTTTTTTGTAAATGATGGAGAATCTGTTTTTTCGGTGCGGTCAAATGGTAGGCGAAGTTTTTCAAAAACTTGCGCAATGGATCTCGCAGCCCATATTTGGACATCTACTTGCGTTTGTTTTTTTACTTCTAATAGGCATTCTTTTTCTTGTTTATGTAATTCTTCTTTTAATTTGTGAGCTCCTTCTACGTCTACACGAACTCCTAAAAATCGCATATCAACGAGGCAAGGAAATAATTCAGTCTCTAATTCAAAAATAGAATTTATATCTTGATGTAAAATTTCTTTCTTTAGTTCTTGCCAAAGTTCTAATATAAGTTCAGCGTCTTTTTCTGCATATGCGCCAACATAAATGGCAGGTAGTTTATACATTTCTGCCTTGGCGTCAACACCCCAACTCTTTGCAGCTTCATATAAAGCTGTTTCATTCTTTGTCTTTCCAGTGTATCTTTTAGAACAATTGTTTAGGTCATAACGCATTTGATTTTCATCAACAAGGGCCGATGCAATCATCGTGTCTACAATTTTACCGTTAATACTTAAACCAAGCGCGCGTATCCAACACACGTCATACATGGCGTTGTGAAATATTTTTAATGCTGGTGTAGATAATACACCTTGAAACCATTTTAAAACTTTTGCTCTATCCATATTACCACCACCTTCGTGAGCAATTGGATAATATCCAGCCCAGTCATGAACAGCTACGGCTACACCGGTTACGTCTCCTCTCTTGGTTACGTTCCCGGACCCCATTTTAACAAGGTCAGGATCTTTTGTTTCTAAGTCAATAGCTATTTCATCATACTTAGATAAGTCTGGAAATGTTTCTGGCGGAAGCCATTCTGTTTGTGGTGCAAAAAGCGGTGCTTGTATCATTTATCCTCCATAAGTTTTTTTATTTCTTGATTGATTATATTTAGATCCCCTTGAGCTAGATACAAAGCTGCTTGCACAACTCCTTTTAATTTATCTCCTAGTTTACCAATTCCTTGGTTACAAGAATAACAAATCCACCCTCTAAATTCGTGTGTGTCGTGGTCATGATCTACTTGAATGCTACCATAATTTCTATTGTTACCACGTTTCTTTAATTCTTCTACTGTTATTCCACAACATTGACAATAGTCTGGTCGTGGAGGCGCATGAAGTTTTATATTGTCTAAAATTTTTCTATGTTCATTGGTACAATCTCTACAAGAAGAATTTCTTTTGTCTTTTCCATAAGAAGCAGACCACCAAAAAGAAAACTTGGCCACAGGTAAATCTTTTTTACAAGTGTTACAAAACTTTACACCTTTTTCAAAGTCTTGTTGAAAAACTGGATCATTCTTTTCATCAAATAAATTTAACTGATTCATTTAACAAAACCCCATGAATTTTTCTTTTCTTTTTTTATCTCTTTCACTGGCTCAGGATAGTCTCTATCAATTGCCATGTCAATATAATGTTTTGCTTTTAGTAAATCTTCTTTTTGATTTTTCTGTTTATGCCTACACAAATATTTTATAGCGTTGCCTTCTGCAAATGGAATATTATTTCTGTTAATAAATTCTGATGGCTGAATGGCCATAGATTTATAGTGAGTCCCACCTACCTGCTTTTTATATATATCATCTTTCATAAGCACACTCTTTAATTATTTTTTGAATATTATATTCTTTTCTTTTAGCTTTAACTTCTGGTCTTTGACCATATGCTTTGTCCCATGCTTTACCTTTAGAACTTTGTCTCCATTTTTTTCTTGCTCGTTTCCTGCTCTCAGCGTACGGATGAACTAAATAATAAGTAGTTGAAATAAGTTTCATATTATATATCCTTTGTTTGCTATTTTTGGTTCCACTATATGTAAGTTTTCTTTTGTTCGTGTTGCTCCCACATAGTATAATCTGTTTTCATCATCTGGATTTTTTTCATACCCTTCCATTGTAGTTTTAGTAAGATCAGTTAAAAGAACTACGTTTTGTGATTCCCCACCTTTAGCGGCGTGAATCGTAGACAATTCTATTCTTGGTTTTTTATTGAGAGCTTCACCATTTGCTCTCATCTTTCTTAAATAATTAATACTTCTAGTGCCTGCATCATTAAATGCTTCAAACCAAACTTTGTTAGTTTTAAGTCCGTGGTCCGTGGTCAATTTATCAATGCCATAGAAAGAACCTTTCACCATTCCTTTTAATTTAATCTTGTCTACATGTTCTTTATTCATGTAACTGTAAATTTTTTCTATTTGTTTATAAGATAATAATTGACCTTGTCTTAAATGTTCCCAGTCAGTTGCTGCTTCCTGCATGTCTTTCTCATAACTTCTTTTATATCTATTCTCATAATACCAACCTCTTCTATATAAAGTATCTTCAATTTCTTTAAGCATATGTTTAGTTCTTCCAAGTATTAACCATTCACCTTGAGACATATTTATAGAATCAATATCAAAATGACGGTGCAATCCTCCTTGATTTACTTTAGGTTTCCAATTTTTATCTATTCTATTTCTAACTCTATTAATTATATTCATAGCTAATTTATGTACTTTAATTGGTATTCTATGTGATTGTATTAATGGAAGGTTAATCATTTGATCTTGTAAAGCGATAAAAGAATCTACATCAGCACCAGCCCATTTAAAAATAGCTTGGTCATCATCGCCAGCAATAAAAGTGTCTTCTGATTTATCCCATATAGTTTTGGTCATATCCCATTGCATAAGAGATAAGTCTTGAGCTTCATCAACAAACACTACATCAAATTTAGGAGAAAGATCTGATTTTATAAAATTTAAAATCATGTCATTAAAATCAATAAGATTGTATTCTTTTTTATATCTTTGTAATTCGTTATATATAATGGTTAACTTATTTCTCTCCAGGTCCTGAGTATGTTCTCTTCTATCAAACTGTTGATCAGGTGTAATATTTCTAAGTTGTGCTAATTGTATAATTTGTAAGTATTCACTATCACTTGTAAATATACCATGGTCATGACTGTGTTCTGCATAAGCTACAGGAAATCCTAGTTTTTTTCCAAGATCTTTATAATGTCTTGCCTGCATAACTTGATCTTTTTTAAGTCCAAGTTTTCTAAATGCTAATGAGTGTAAAGTTCTAAAGTAAGGAAGGTCATCTTCTGTAAGATTAAATTTTTTCATTGCCTCACCTCTGGCGTGATAAGCAGCTTTCTGAGTAAAAGCAAAGTAGCCTACTCTGTCAGGATCAGTTTCTTTTAAATAATCATCAACTTTATTTAATAAAGTTGTAGTCTTACCTGTACCTGGTGGTCCTAATACTATTGTTTTCAAAATACATCTTTCGGTTTTAATTCTTTTTGAACATACTCATCATTCTTTTTATCAAATTGTTTTACTACAAATACAGATATTCTGTCTTTACCTATTCTTTTATCTTCGCAATTACATGCTTCCTTTAACATTTGTGCAGTACGTTGATAGTTAATATCCCATCGTTGTCGTATTAAAAATTTTGTATAAAACATATTATAAACAAAATGGTGATAACCACTGTTAGTCCAGACCCCACCTAATTTTAAATCACTCATTTCAGTTCCTACGTGTCTATTTAAACAGAACTCTTCTAAATGATTTTGTAATTGATCTTGTGTTGTTACACCTTCTGGTGGTTCTACTGGTTCGTGATTCTTCATTAATGGATTAATGATTGCATCCCAATCTTTTGGTTTTACTGTTGGTGGTTTAAAATCTAATTGTTCCATACACGCTTCTTGAAATAAGTTTTGTTGTTTTAGGTATTTAACATTTTCTAAGTATAATCTTTCTCCGTCTACGTTTAGATAATAATATGGTTTTTCTAATTTAATTTTTTGTAGATCAGTTAATGCAGGAAATACAATCTCTTCTCCAATTCCATACTTACGACTTCGACATAATTTTTTATCACACAAATTACACATAGGTATATCATTACATTTATATCCCCAATCTTTTTTAGCGTGTTGATTCTTGACTATGTCTAATTCATTTTCAGTTAATGGTGAGACGGTTGCATCAGCATTAAACATTGTTAGTTTTGTTTTCCATTCAGCTGGCCATTTCTTTTTAGCATATACAGAAAAATGAAACATTGCATTATTACGTCCACCATTTTCTGGAATTTTATTTATAGCCATTAACTCTATGCACGGAGGCCCGTCAGAAAATTCTGACTGAGGCCTCTGTACTTTTATGGAACCAACATCTAGTTGTTTTACATTATTATAGATCCCATAAAATTCTTGTAAACTTGCTGCAGTACCATCCTCTTTAAATGCATACCTGGTTGTATTATCCCCATTAAAGTATGGTAAATTTAAAAAGTTTCCGGTGTCATCTGTTGATTTTAATTCTATTTGTTTTGGAAAGACTTCTGATCCTCCATATCCTAGTAGTGTTTTTATCTCGGTAAGTTTATCTCTCATTCTTTCTGCTGATACCGCTTTTTCTGAAAACAGAAAGACATGCGCCCCTCCGCTCTTAGACCTACATACTACTAATGGAAGATTAAATTGTTTTATTTTGTTAATTAATTTTTTATGATCAAAACCTGCATAAGAATCTATATCTACACATCCCCATACACATTGATTATCTTCGTTTATTGGAATAATTCCTAAGCTTTGAGCACCGTTTAAATGTTTTGTCCACAGATCATCTGTAACTGGTTGACGTACTACAAAAGATTGTCCTTTAACTTTTTCCCCACTGTTATTAGCAGGACCCACTTTAGTGCACCCATGCGCTCTCTCTAATCCTTTAAATATATTTTTAAATTCTATCATACGTTTTGTCTTGGGCGTTTCCACTCTCGCTTCCACGCCCAATCCTAGGAACTAACTTTCGTTAGTGATTAATATGGAGAATCCTGTTTAGGTTCTTCAGATGAATGTTTAACTTGCACTTCACCTTTGCCTAATCTTTCAGCAAAGCTTTTTGCAATATTGTAAACACCTTTATCTGATACTGGTCCTACTTTAGATACTTCCCATCCAAACCATGTTCCTTTGTCATTAGACATTTGAACAGTCTTTAGATTATAAATGTGGCTATAAGTAGGCGGCGTAAATAATCCGTTTTTACCATTTAGTTTAATCCCCATCATGATTGAGTTCCATTTACGACTAATTTTTAATTGAGTCGCTTTCATAGAAATCAAAGCAGTTTGTGGACTATCACCTAGAATAACTACAAAATGATTTGCAGTATTCTCAAGATAATTACCATTTGGTAAACGATCTTTGAACGCTTTATCTCTAGTAGTTGTGCTCACAATATCGCTATCGGCATTGTGAATTGCTACTGGAGAACCTTTACCCTCACCCCTGTCTTGCCATTCTACGTATTTTCTTTCATAGAATACTGGCAATACATCTATTCCTTTAGTTCCGTCAAAAATTTCATTTGTGACAGTATTGAGAATCATGCCAGGTTCTGCACCTTCAACATACTTCCCATCCCTCTTATTAACTTCAGGAGATAGTTGTCCTAAGACTTTCAGGAATGGTAACGCAAGATCTTCCTGCGTCATATTCTGAGAGCCAGCATTTGCATCTGCTTCGAAAAGATTCGTAGCTAATGCACCTGCATTTGTTTTGGTTGTTACATTGTTCATGTTTATTGTTTCCTTTTTATTGTTGTTTTATTTCCAACGAATACGTTGAAAATTTCCGTTGGCATTTCTTTACCTGCCTCTAAACGCTCACGGACTAGCGCTTTAAGAGTCATGGGCTCAACCTTCAACTTTTGTGTTGGTTGAAACCCACGCTCTTGTGCAAGAGCAGCATAATCAGCTGCCTTGTTATCTTCGTTGCGACCAAAAGATACGGATATCTCATTTTTGATTATATCTCCTAGTCCATTATTACGAAGCCAGTTAAACGCTTTCTCTCTGTTTGCAACAGTGATAGTAGCGCTGTAATGTGGTTTAACATCTACCGAAGATCCATCCATAAGTTTTAAATGAGATAAACCCATTTCACTCATCATAGTTGGAATTACTTCTCCCGATAAATGTTCTAATTCTTTTTTAGTGTTCTTTATATTATCTTCTTGTAGTTCAAGTCTTTGTTGTAAAGCTTCTAATCTTTCAACTTGATCTGCTAAAGATTGTATGTTGTCAGTTTTTTTAATGACCTCCTGCTGGTCTTGTTCAAAGTCAATACTACTCATCTATTTTTCCTTTCTCGTATAAATCTATTTCAATGGAATAATATTTTCTTTCTTGTTTATCCCATTTCAATAAGTTGTATTTGCCGTTTGTTATATCAGAAACTATAGAACATGCGACCCCTATTATAGCTGGATCTCCAGTCAATAATAAAAAATCTTTTTTTCTATAATTAGCTAATGCTTTTCTAAGCTTAAAAATAAGTGGACCTGGTGAAAAAATTATTTGTGAAAGTTCTGGTAATAAAAATTTAAATTTACCAAAACTTGCTGCACCCATAATATTAATTTTAGGTCGCCCTTCTTTAGTGCCTGGAATTTCTTGAATTACATAAACTATCGGTGGTTCCGATTTATTACTTATGTCTCCATATTGTAACTTATTTTCTTTCATGCTTGACAATATAGGTCTTTAGTATTATATTGTCAACTAGAAAGTAGAAAAATTATGAACTATAAATTTAAGACAAAGCCATATGCGCATCAATTGACTGCGTTAGAAAAGTCATGGAATAAAGAAACGTACGCCTATTTTATGGAAATGGGTACAGGTAAAACAAAAGTACTAATAGATAATGCAGCTATGTTATATGATAAAGGTAAAATAGATGGCCTTTTAATTGTTGCACCAAAAGGTGTTGTGGGCACTTGGTATAACCAAGAACTACCTGCTCACTTACCTAGTCATATTGAAGATATAACTGTTTTATGGAAAGCAAACATTACTAAAAGACAAAGAGAAGATTTAAATGCTTTGTTGGTTGCAGGTCACTGGTTACATGTTTTAATTATGAATGTTGAAGCCTTTAGTACTACTAAAGGTGTAGATTTTGCTAGAAAATTTTTATCTTGCCATAATACATTAATGGCAATTGATGAGTCTACCACTATTAAAAACCCTAAAGCTAAAAGAACTAAGAATATATTAGATTTAGTT